GGTTCGACATGGGGTGCACCCCCTCAGGTCGACTTCTTCGAGGAAACCAGCCGCAAAGTGGCCGCGACCTTTCCGTCGCGGTCAACGTAGACGCTGGAGGGGTGCAGGGTGTACTCTCCCGGCTGGTAATTCATGAACAAACCTTGTTCATCCTTCTCCAGAGAGATTTCGGTTTTTTCAGGAAATGGGGCATGCACGCCGTCGCGGTCGATGGTGTGCAGGTAGGCGGTTTGCATCGCCATGTGATACGGCTTGCCGGAGACTTTGCCGGTGCCCTTCATTTCGCGGAATGAAGCGGAAGTGATGGTGACTTTGAGCATTTGGTTTCCTCGTTTGCGTTATCCGGCGGATAACTGGAGGAGACTTTAACTTATCCCGGGGATAACCATGGAATACGGAATAACCCTTATTGACAAAGCGAAAAAGATGTGCGGGGGCCTGAAAGCTCTTGCAGAAGAGCTAGACGTACAGCTGTCAAATTTGAGTGCTGTAGCAGCAGGAAAGAAGGCACTGCCAGAGGAATGGGTGCCAGGACTAGCCGTTATCGCTGGAGTAGACGTGAAAGAAGCTATTCACGAAACGAGAGCAGAACGGCTGGGATATAACCATCCAAAAGTGAGGGTTTTAGAAAAAAAAGCATTGCATGGCGTGGTGGCGATGTTGCTTTTTTCCGTCATTCTCAACTACTCGCCGCGATCGACAGCAAGCGAAAAAGACCTGAATAAATTAACAAGTCTATACATCGTGGAATGTTGGCAGAGGCTCCGCTACGTGCTGAGGCTCTCCGCGTTGAGGCTCTCCGGGTTGAGCCATTCCGGGCTGAGGCTCCCATGGTTGAGCCATTCCGGGCTGAGGCTCCAGGCTTGAGCCATTCCGGGCTGAGGTCGGAACCTGAGGCGTAAACGACCACAGAACCACGTACCACAGTCCTCAGTGCACAAGCCTGGGTCCACAGTCCTCAGTGCACAACCATGGGGTCCACAGTCCTCAGTGCACAACCCTACGGTCCACAACGCTACGGTCCACAGCACTACGCTACGAGGGTTGGCAGGGTTAGAGCGCTCCGCGCCGCGCCTAAAGGGCGCTCCCAAGTGGGGGGCCTGCTGCCCCCTCAACCCCCGGGCTGCGCCCCCTGTGTGTCCTGAACGGACCCACGGGCACCCGCTATTCTGCCGACCAATAGAAGAAGGGGTTTCGTCACTCAGACGGAACTGGCGAATGCGATCCAATGTTTGATGAGACGGATTCTGTCGTGCGGATCAGGCAAACTCTCGATGAGCTGTACAACACGCGGCTTTGGTCTTGGGGGAATGGTGAGCTTGTACCCGATTCTGATGGCCTGCAAACGGGCTTTGAGCTTCGCTATCAAGCCCGTTTGCTTTGCCAGATCCCAAGGGGCCAGGACAGAGTACGCGCCGTGGGCGTAGTCACTGGCGAAGATTTGCCGCGTGTCATAGGCCGCGTGAAGATGCTTGCCGATGTAGCTCCATCGCTCAGCAACGACAGCGGCGGTACCGCTTCCAACGCGGGCCGTCACGAGGTGGAAGAAAGGGAGATACCCCCACTTGATGCCGGTGCGAGGGTTGCCTGTGATGGCCTGCGCGATGTCGCGAGCAATGCCGCCCATCCAGCCAACAAAGGGGATTTTCACCTTGTCCATGCGGATGCAGTTGCACGAGTATTCCACGAGCGCCTCACGCACCTGCTTGTCAATCATCATGACGTCCTGAACGATCAGGTACACGTCCCATCCCTTTTTTCTGGCATGGATGAGCCAGTCCAGAAGGTGTGCCCGTTCCTTGTCCTGAAAAGACCTGGAGTTGAGCCATGTGCCCAACTCATCGAGGATGAGCAGCCCGTTCATGGACTCATCGTAGGAATCTGGATTGCCATGGCCGATGGCGTCGAGGTCAAACGCGGTTGGCTTGTCGGGGATACGGATGTATCCGAAGGGCTTGGAGGGGGTCAAGAGATGTTGCTTGATATCCAGGTTTCCAGCAACGCGCCGACCTTGGATGATGGCCTGTTGAGCCATCCAGACGCAAAACTTTGACTTGCCCGTGCCGAGCTTGCCCTGAACAGCATAGACAGCCATCAGACGCTAGCTGTGAGCTTGACGGCCCGGACCTTGACGCGATAGGCGAAGGCGAGCGAATAGCCAGTCATGAGCGCAGCAACCACGGTGCCCGCAATGGGCGGAAAGGCCAGCCCGAGGAACTGCCCGTACTCGGTGGAAAACATCGCTTGGATGAAGGGAGCAATCAGGTTGTTGAACGCGACAAGCAGCCCGCTCGCAAGCGAAAGAAGAGCCGCGACTGCGACGACGCGAAGCGCGGTTTTCGCCAGGAACAGCTTCAGGAGGAAGCCGCCCAGCGCGGTGAAAAAGGCCCCAAAGAGTGCGGCGAAGGCTGGCATTTAGTCTCCTGAGGTTGCGTAGCGGAAGATCGCCATTAGACCGAAAACGCCCGTCAATGCCCAGATGACGGACATGATGTCGTGAATCACTGGTTGCCACTGGCAAGGGTTGATCGAAACGTCGCGGATACCGAAGTCGAGGGACAAAGGCGTGCAGCCAGTGGGGAGCGCAAAAGTCCAGGTCCACCGCAATTCGGAGAGGTTTTCATTGACGATATCGCCAATGCCGTCAAGGGCAGACTGCGACCAATCGTCAATTTGATCGTTCAGCCCTTGAAAGCCGCTTTGCGCGGTTTCTGGACCGGGTACGCCGGTTTCGTCAATGTCTACTGCGCAGACGGGTTGTCCTGGGGCACCACAAGCCGCTTGCTCTGCTGGAGTTTCGCCGGTGCCGCCCGTGCCCCCTGTACCACCGGTGCCACCATCGCCGGAGCCATCACCGTCGCCGTCGCCGGAGCCATCACCATCCCCGTCGCCAGACCCGTCGCCGTCGCCATCACCATCCCCGTCACCATCTCCGTCACCGTCACCGGGCTCCGGAGGGTCAGGCGGATTTTCTGGGTCAAAGGGATCGGTGGGAGTGGTGCAAGAAGTGCCATCAGAGGTGAACGTGTAGCTGCACGTTGTCATGAAATAGCCAGATTCCCCGAACGGTTCGAGGTCGGTCTGACAGTCGATCACATCGCCGAATGCGTAGTTACAGCCAGCGCTACAAAAAGACGTTGGCGTGTCTGGAGAGGTCCCGGGAACCTCGGTCGGCAGGTCGCCGCCGGATTGCGTGTTCCACCCCTTGAAAAACGTAAGGTCGATATTGGTGCCGGTTGGACAGGCTGGCGGCGTGTAGGGACGACGACACCTAAGCTCTTCATGAATAAGCGTCCATCCGCCACCTGTAGGACATGCGGCGTTGAGACTACTGGCCGTGTTTGTGGTATCGCCGTAGATGTTTGTAAAGGTGCCCGCGATGTAGCATTGAGCAACTGAGCCGTTCAACCTGTACCGAGGTCCATCGGTCACCGTTCGACCGGCGCCACCGGAGCCGGTGGCAGTAGTTGCGCCCCAATCTGCAAGCGACCGCTGATTGCAAACAGGGTCGATGTATTCGTATTCCTGCGCAGACGCAGGCGCAAAGAAAAATGCACTCACCACAAAGGCGAGAACGCGCATCATGGTGAGTGCCTTGCCCATGGTTAGGCAGCGCCGCGGATTTTCTTGATGTATTTCATGCCGATCATGAAGACCACGCCCACGGCGGCGAGCGTGACAAGAGCACCGCCGCCAGTCGTGACGGCTGTGGTTGCGGTGGCGATTGCATCGGTAAATGCCTCTGGCATATCATTCTCCAAACAAAATCCCGGATAACGCCGGGCCGCTTATCCCGTACCGGGATTCTCACGCCGCGCCACGAATAGCGCGGGTCCAGGCAACCATCTTTCCGAGCGCAAAGCCAGCGGCCCACGATGCGGAGATGGTGCCAAAAATCTGTAAAACGACAGTCGTTTCAATCACGTCTTATCCCCTGCCCTGTAGCCCATGAAAAAGGCGAATGCATGAGCGCAGACAAGCAGCGCCTGCAAAAGATGAGAGACGTTTGTCAGGTCCATTTCTTTTCCCTTTGCTCGTAAATAGGCGAGTCGTAGGGGTCGATCTGTTGCTCCATCGCGCAAGCGGATAGCACAACGATGGACCCGCCAATGCAGAACCCCAGCATGAGATAAAGAACGCCCCTCATGCCATCACCTCGACGGACGAATACGGCCCGCTATGGAAGCGCTCCGGAGGTTCGCGCAAACAACGCAACTCGATGCCTCCGGGCACTCGACACACGCTGTAGAGCGTTTCAAGGATTTCTCCCGTTGCTTGCACCACCAGACGACCTGCGACCCGCTTGAGGTCTCCCACGCCATATTCGGCTTTCGCCCATTCGGGAAGGTTGAGCCAGGATCGGACCTGCTTTCCTGTTTGATCGAGTCCACCGATTCCATAAAGACGAAGTCCTTTCGGGAAAACTGAAAGCTCGCCGAGCTTTGACAGATATTTCATGAGGTAGCCAACCCCGGAGCGGGCTTGCTCCGTGTTGGTCATTCCGTGGGGCCAGAACGGCTCTCTGAGCGTTTTTCTGGCCGTCCGAGTGGTTCGGTCCCAATGCGGCATGGAAACGCCGTGTGGGAGCCATGCGAGCAGGTGGTAATGCACTGCACCGCGCCGCTGGAGTTCCGCAACCCATGTGTATCGACATGGCACGTCGATCTGGCGGCACCAGTTGCGGAAAGCCTTGACGGCTTTCGTGATGTGGTCGGCCTTCCAGTCATTCACACCGACATAAGTCAGCGTCACAAACCAGCAGACAGGGGGACGGTGGCCCTTGTCGGCCAGCTTATGCAGATGGCCGGAAGCCCAGACGCTGCGCTTCAGACGCTTGACGCGACGTTCGGCGCAAGAGCGGGTATCAAAGGAAACCGAAAGCCTGTGAGCGGTTGTTTTAGATGGGACAAGCCCCGCACCCACAGCCACGGCACCCCGCTCCGCGTGGTGGCCGTGGCCGTTGGTGCGCTCAGTGCTGGCGCTCATGGACGAGTGCCCCAAAGGAACACGACCACGACGCAGACCCAAAAACCGGCCCACAGTAGCGACATGGCATCAGAAAGATCAGCGACCATGCGACGCCCCCACCAGGTCAACAAGCCACTTGGCAAGAGCCAAGGGTGTGCGTTCGCGTTCAGGGCGACCCATGAACTCCACCAAGCCAGAGGCTTCGCCAGGTGGAGGAACCTCAGGGATGTTGATGCCGACCATGTAGAGGCCGGTGTGCTTTGGTGCGCGGTGCCCGAAGGCGCTTTGAGCGATGGGCACCAGGACGCCGCCCCATTGATCACGGATGCCCCAGCCAAGGCAGTCAGCTTCCTGCCAGAGCTTGGAGGTTATGGGATGCTCAAGAACGCCACCAAAACCACGTACATGGTGCATTGCCCAGATCGCCAGCTCGCGCTCGCCTTCGACTGGCTTTGCCATGTGCGATAACTTGCCCCAGCTCCGGCAGGGCGGATGGTAGATCGCGGGACGACCTCCCCGCCAGGTCAAGGCGTTACGCTTGCGATCGTAGCAATCGCAGCCGAGCGCCAGGTATGGGGAAGAGTTAGAGCGAGTGAACAGGACAGGTACTGTCATGCGACACCCCCGAGAGCCTCAAACTCTGCCAGTATGTGCATCATGGCTCCGAGTTCTTCGGCTGTGAGGGCGCGTGTGCGCAGCTCTGCGGCTACGGCCTGCCAGCCTTGCACGTCGTAGACGTCGGCCATGGCGTGCAGGGTCTTGGCTTCTTTAAGGTGCTTGGCCGCGAGGTCAATGAACTGGGAGCCTTGAGGCTCGACCATCTGGAGTTGTTCGATCATTGGCCCCACCCGCTAACTGGCTGATCGCCGCAGAGATTGACGCACTCGAAGCCGACCCCCTCAGGGGTGGCGTTGACGGTGAGTGAGACACCATCACAATCAGGAGACTCAAGCAGCGCGAGCCGTGCAGCGGCTGCGAGATGGCCGAGCAGTTCCATGCGGGAAAGGCTCGGAGTTTCATGGTGGTTCGACATGGGGTGCACCCCCTCAGGTCGACTTCTTCGAGGAAACCAGCCGCAAAGTGGCCGCGACCTTTCCGTCGCGGTCAACGTAGACGCTGGAGGGGTGCAGGGTGTACTCTCCCGGCTGGT